GGGGCCGGTCCCGGCGTGGGCGGCGGCGGATCGTCGGTTCCGAATCCGAACGGCACGGCCGCCGATGGCGGGGCCACCGAAACCGGCGACGTGCTTATGCTGGTAAAGGCCGCAGACGGCAGTCTGGTGCCGGCGTGGTCATCGGCGGCACGTCAGGAGGCGGCGGCGCTTGGCGACTTGTCGCACCTGCACGTCGGCGGCGGCTTGGAGAAAATCATCCTTGATCTGGAACGGCGCGTCGCCGTATTGGAAGCCGCAGGCGGCGGGGGAACGCCACCGCCGACACCGGCAGATATCTTCATGCCGGTCGATAACTACGGCGGCGGATTCGTTCGCGCCCGCTGGATCGCAGGCGATTACCCGACCGAGGATTTGCTCGACGGCCAGCCGCACCGCATCGGCTTCGAACTGGCGACGGTGGCAGGACCGGGCGGCGCGCTCATTGCCGACACCGACACGCTCGCAACCGGCACGTTCAACGGCGGACTGTGGTTCGATGCCGGCGGCTCGCTCGGCAAGATCATCGGCTCGACCGGTGGCGATATCTCGCGCACCGCGCTGGCGAACTACATCACGACCAATGCAGTATTGACGGCGGTTTACGCGGCGACCGATCCCGCGCATCCGACGCTCACGATCACCAAGATTGAAACGCCGCCGGGACCGTAAGATGCGCAGCTGGATCGACATGCTCAAGCCGAACTGCCAATGGTGGGGCGACTGGTTCATGCTGGCGGTGTGCACGGCGTTCCTGCTGTGCGTCGCGCTGCTGTCCGGCTGCGCAACGAATCCGATGAATGATCCGGCGGTGATCCTCGCGGACGCCACCGGAACTTCGGCACCGCACCCGCGCGCGCTGCTCGTGGCCCGAATTCAACCGGGCTGCGTGTGGTGGTGCAGCGTGACGCTTTCGGTCAACAATTCCGAGGGCGTGAAAGCGCAAGGCACTGCGGGCGATGTCGCGACGACGCAGACGCAGGCCACAACGCAGACCGTGGATCAGTCCGGCCGTTTCACCGGGCAACCGCAACCGACCGAACCAGAGGCGCAGCCATGACCGACACGACCATCACCGCACTGCCCGCAGCGGCACCGCTCACCGGGACGGAGATCGTTCCCGTCGATCAGGGCGCGCAGACCGTCGGAGCTACCGCGCAGGCGATTGCAGCCCTCGCGGACCTCACGCCGGTCGCGCATCCGCGCTGCATCGACGGCAGCATCGCCGGCAACAATCCGACGAAAGCCGAATGCAATGCTGCGTTGACCGCGCTCAACCTCGACCGGTCGAAGGACTGGTCGTTTTTCATCCGCGACATCACGGGTGCGCCGGCCACGCTGAAGCAGCACTTTGTGCTGTACCGCGCCAACGGTGACACGAACGTCGGCGGCACGAATTACCGGTTCTGGACTGTGGCGTTGACGGAGGCGACGTGAGCGCGCTGCTGACGCAGGACGGGGCGTTCATCACGACGCTGGCCGGCGTGCGCCTCGTCGCGCAACCGGTCCCGCTGCCCACGTTCGCGCCGATTCTCAGCATCGAGCAGCTGCGCGTGCGCGTCGGGCTGGATCCGACCGACACATCGAAGGATGCGGCGATCACCTCGGTTGCTTTGCTCGCGCTGTCGCTCGCGGAGCGTTACTGCGACCGGTGGTTCACCTACAAGGCCGGACAGGTGGAGGTGGCGCACCCGGAGACGGCGGGCGCGCTCGTGCTGCGCCGGTACCCGGTCGAGGCCATCGTCAGCGTGACGGACCAGAATGGCACGGCGCTGTCGCCGACCTCACTGTGGCTGGACAACGAGTTCGGCATGGTGCGCGGCGTCGGGCGGACGGTGTTCCGCGGCCCGCTCACGGTGACCTATGACGGCGGCTATCGCGAGACGGATATGCCGCCGGACTTGCAGCTGGCGATTGCCATGCTGTTCGACGCCGTGTGGGCGGTCACGCCGGGCGCAGGCGCCGGCTCGGGCGGTGGCGCCGTGGTCGTGCAGGGCAGCGGGGCGATGAAGTCGTTTTCGATCCCGGGCGTCATCAGCGTGCAGTACGACGTCGGCGCGACCGTGGCCGGCGGCGGTTCCGGCACTGGTGCCGGTTCCAGCGACCCGTGGGGGATCATCCCGGGCGTGGCGCGCTCGATCCTCGACATGTACGCGAATCACGCTCCGGTGGGCATCGGCTAATGGCCGCCATCCCGATCAACCTTGCGGATATTCGGCGCGCGTATCTCGACGCGCTGCAGACCGTGGGCGAGTCGGTGGTGCTGCGGGAGCAGACGGCGCCGGGCGTCTATACCAACCACACGGTGCGCGGCCTCGTGCGGACCTATCGCGCGCAGGACATCGTGCCGGGCGGCTCGCTGCAGCTGGGCGACCTGACGATCATCGTGCTGCGCGAGGACTACCCGCTCGGCGTCCGGCGCCTTGAGCGCAAAGACCGGGTGCTGGTGCGTGGCCGCGAGTACGCCGTCGTGAACTACGACGACGCCACGCGCTCGGTCAACGGCACCGTGTACGCGGTCGATATTCTGGTGAGGGGCTGACGTGGAAACGCAGCGCATCGGTGCCGAGAATCTGGACGACCTGAGTTCCGCGTTTGAGTGGATCCGGTTGCAGACGCCGCGCGTGTTCTATGAGGAATTGCGCGAAATTCAGGCGGCCGGCGGACTGCCGGAGCCGGTTGCCATCATCACCGACAAGCGACCGAAGCTCGACCCGGAGCGCGTGAAACTTTGGGGCGAAATCCGCGCAGTGGCTGCAGCCGGCCCGGTCGGTGAGGCGGCGCGCATGGCGTGGGAGTACATCACCATGGCCGCCGGCCACTACCGCGATACCGGCATGTACGCGGCGAACTTTGAGTGGGAAGTGAACGGCTCATCCATCGGTGCGCAGCCGCCGGATCCGGCAAAGCTCACCGCGACGTCCATCGTGTACGTTTCGAATGTCGCGGGCGTGCGCGCGAACGTGGTCGAGACCGGTGTCGTGAAGGCGGTACCGGACGGCATCGTGTGGGGCGCCTACAACCTGTTGCGTCGGCACTACGGCGGGCGACTGGCGCTGCGTTACTTCTACCGGCAGGCTGGCCCCTGCCTGCAGATCGCCAGCCCGACTCAGAAACTCAGCGCGACGCGCTCGCCCGGCTCGGTCAAACGAAAGGCACGCGCCGCGGCGCGGAGGGCGGCGAAATGAGCAGCCCGGGATTCCGCGATGCGATCAAGCTGGAATTGGCGACGCGCTGGACCGCGACGCCGGTTCTCGATCTGTCCGACTACCTCGCGGTGGACGATCTGCCGGCGACCGGGACCGACCCGGTGCTGCTGTTGCAGTTCATCGGCGGGCCGGACCGGATGGCGACCATCGCGCAGGAAGGTAACCACGGCTGGCGTGAGGACGGCGTGTTCTATTTCCACTTGCTGCTGCCCACGGGCGAGCCGGCGGCGCGCGCGCTGTCACTCGGCGAGCAGTTGCGTGGTATTTTTCGCGGGCGTCGGCTCGGCAGCTACGTGATCGACAATATCGAACCGTTCAGTGACTTCGCGGGTGCAGCGATCCGCGTCAACGGCAAGTGGCATGGCTGGTCCGCTGCGGCCGCCTACTACAACGTGATTTGCGGTTAGGAGTAACCATGAGCAGCAGCAACCTCGTTCAGCTTGTCGGCGTGCCGGAGACGGTTTACGGCAAGACCCCGACCCTCGATGCGACCACGCCGTGCCGCACGATCCGATTCACTTCGGAGTCGCTGTCCGGCACGCCGCAGACGACCGAAAGCGCGGAGTCGCGCACGGATCGCATGAGTGGCGGGCAGGTGGTGACCGGCCTCGACTCGGGCGGCGATATCAATATCGAACTGTCGCGCGATCCGGTGTACGACGCGTTCATCCTGATGGCGATGATGGCGCCCGACTGGACGGTCGAAGTCTCGGTCGGCGGCCCGTTCACGCAGGCCAAGGATCCGGCGAACGATCAGCTGGCGACCATCACCGGCACGTTCGACACGGCGGACTGGGGGAACAGCGGTAAGGCGCTGCTGCCCGGGGACATGCTCGTGTTCGCCGGCTTCACCGATCCGGCCAACAACGGCCCGCGTCAGGTGACGCGCGTCATCGATCCGACGAGCTTCGAAGTCGTCACGCCGCGCGCGGCAACCGACGAAACCTCCGACGCAGCAGCGGGCGTCAGCCTGCCGCGCTACGTGGACATCGGTTCGACGCAGACTTCGATCACGCTGTCGAAGGCGTACACGGATGTCACGCATGACGTCGCCGATGACGTGCACTCGCAGCGGTACACGGGCGCGCTCATCAACGGCATGAGCTTCGATCTGACCTACGGCCAGATCGTCACCGGCTCGTTCTCGTTCGTCGCGAATGGCTACGAGCAGGAGTCGCCGTCGCTGGCGCAGAAACTCGTGACCGCGGGCGGCACGGTCGCGCCGGCCGGTACCGCGCAGCCGCTCAACGCGTCGGTGGATATGCCGCTCGTGACCGTGGGCGGGCAGCCGACGGATTTCTGCATCGAGTCGCTCACGCTCACGCTCGACAACGGGCTGTCGCCGCAGAACTGTCTCGGCAAGATCGCGCCGACGAAGTACAGCCTCGGCACCGCGTCGATCAACATCAGCGCGTCGATCTACTTGGGCGATCCGAGCTATGACAAGTTCATGCCCGGCAAGCTCACGCAGGAGCCGGTGTCGATGCTGTTCGCCGCGGTCAACGCGGACGGCGGTTACGCGTTCGACTTGCGCGCCGTGCAGCTGTCGTTCCCTGACCCGGCGAGTGGCGGCAAGGATCAGCAGGTGATGATCGACGCGGAGGGCGTGGCAAAGGTCGGCCCGAACGGCGCGTCGGCGCTGCGGATCTATCGCTGGTAACCGCATGAACCTCGACAAGTACAGGGTGCCGGAAAGCGCGCGCCTCGGAGTCTGGATTGAACTTCCCGACTCCGATGGCGCGCGGTTCCGCGTGCGGTTGCCGTCCGAGCAGAACCGCGCGTGGCAACGGCGGATGCTGTCGCTCATGGTGGCGGCGGGCGCGGTGCCGAAGCCGGACGGCACGGTGGACCGCAGCGCGGTGGACGTGAACCGCATGGTGGAGTGGACCGAGCAGCGGTTGCTGGCGTTCCACGAACTGTGCGTGGTCGAATGCCCGCCGGGCATCGCGCACGAATCGCTGCTCGATGAGTACCGGCCCGCGTTGGAGGCGCTGTTCGACGCGGCGATGGCGCGCGTCGCTGCCGAGGACGGGGAGGCCGCTGACGCCGAGGGAAAATCATTGCCCTGATCCGGTGGGAGAGCGAGTGGTCAGGGCGGGAAGCGTTCTATGAAAACCTGCGACGAACGAACAGGCTCTCTCCCGCGCACCATCGGCCGGATG